CCACGTTCTCATCGAGATCGGGGATGCCGGTATGCAATCCGTGCCACATCTGCGTTGCTGGTGTCAGCATCGAGTCCATCGCGGCAGAGAATCGAGGGAGCGCCCGCTGCGCCGTCGAGTCGAATATCTTCTCCGACCGCTTCTCGCCAGGTGTGCGCTGGCCGGTCATCTCGGCCATCGACGGCCAGACCCGCTCGGCAACCTCCTGCCAGTGCTGCTCCCACGTTCCACGAGCGCCCTTCAGCCGGTCGTAGCCTTGCAGCACATCCATTGCGCGTGAGTCAGCCATTGGTTATTCCCACAGCAAGAAGTAGCCGTTCTCGAGCGTCAGGTTGTCACCGTTCTCGGCCACGAGATTACCAACCGGCTGATCGTCGCCGGTACCATCACGCCGCAGCGTCCGGTCGGCGGTACGCTCCTGACTTCGCGGCCATGTGCGCATCAGAAGTTCGGGCTCGGGATGCGCAACGCCATGGCATAGACAGCGGTCGCGGTCGCAATGTTGCAGCGAATCTCACCCGCACCGAGCTCGAAGATGCCACCGCCAGCAGCCGTCAGGGTCGTGTCCGCACCGACATCCTGCGCGGTGCCGTTCGGCCCCTTGCACTCCAGCTTGACCGTGCCGCCGCCAAAGGTTGCCTCAACCCGGAACTCACCACGGCCACCCGGCCATGCGAACCACGCGCCAGTCGCGCTGGCGTTCGATACGAGAACAATGCCTGTAGCCATGATTTTCTCCGATTAGGCCGCTACGGCCTTAATGACTGCGAACGTGATGACAGGCGAATCGGTACCGGCTGATGGAACCGTGCCGTTGTCGATGTTGCCGACCGAGATGGTGCATTGGCCGGCACCGACCGCAACCACCTGGACGTTGTAGTACTTGGCCGTCCCAGCCGTCAGGCCGGACTTGATGCTCGTCACCACCACGTCACCGGCCTCGATGGCGCTGTTCGTCAGCACGAACTGGTCAGCCTCGTGACCTGCGATCGACGCCGCAAAGAGCGTGATCTGACCGCAGATGGCATTCAGCGTCACCCCGGTCGTGCGTGAGGTACCCTGAGTCTGCACAGCACCCGCGCCGGTCGCGTACCCCACACCGCCAGAGGCCGAGGTCGAGCGAATGGAACTCGCCGCCGTCACCGCACCGGCTTTGGTCACTTGGAACCGAGCAGCACCGCCGACGAGCAGGTTGAGCAGCATCGACCCTGCGGCAGAAGCCGTGTCGGTGACATCGAGCTTGATGGCCGAGAAGGTCGTTGCGACGTTGTTCCAGACGTTCACCAAGTCGCCCACCGCCCCGCCGGTCAGCGCCTTCGCCGTGATCTTCTTGGTCTCGCTTGCGCCGACATCGACGATCGGCAGGACATCAGCCGCAGAATCAAGGTCGATCTGCGCTAGCGAGCTGAACTGCGTGATCTTCTTCGTCGCCATTACATGCCGCCGCCCAGCAGTCGGGTCGTAGCGACGCCGCCCATCTGCTGGGTCTCAGGCGTGGACATCATCGTGGCAGCACGCCCGCGCCGCCGACGCAGCCGGGTGGACTCAATCTCGCGCTGCTTCGCCACATCGATTTCGGGAGCAGGCGGGGGCGGCTCGATCTTCGGCATCTTGGGCTTGAACAGACCGGACATGACGCACCTCGTGGCAGACTTTGGCGCGAGTCTAGCCGAACACTGAGTAATCTGCTACAGCCACCCCCGGACCAGCCCGCCGCACCGTCCCACGGAACGGCCTGCGACCCTTGGCGAGATACCGCAGAGCGTCGGCGTAGTGACTCGTCCAGTCGTGCAGCGGCCTGTCCTTGAACCGCTGCAGCCGATCGTCGTATTCGCGCCGGTACTGCCGGATGGCATCCATCGCCCGGGTCATGCGAGCCGCTGCGTCCTCGGCAGTCTCGCCGGGGAACGGGTCGGGTGCCTTGTTCCACTCGATCACCGGCAGCATCTGGCGCACCGCCTGGATGCCATCGTCCACCGAGTCGGCCTCGAGCACCCGTGGCTTGAGGCCGTACCCTGCCGCTGTCTCGAGCCGGGACTTGCCAGACCCCCACTCCTTCACCGCCCCATCGTGCGGCCAGATGTGGTCACCGTACACATAGTCCATGCCGAGGAGCTTCTTCGCGTACCAGTCGAGCCCGACGCCGGAGCCTTCGAGCACGTTGATGATGCGGATCTTGTGACCGACGAACTGGTAGAACCAGATGACCGTCGAGTCACCGATGCCGATGTCCCACGCCGTCCCGACCGGCTGGCCGACAATGTGCGGGAACTCGCCAGCCCTGCCGCCCTGTTCAGCCTTGAGGATGGCATCACCGTAGTACGCCCCCGGAATGTCAGCGTCGAAGTCGCAGTAGTACTCCTGCCGGATGATGGCCTCGGCTTCCTTCTCACCGCGCTCGACCCGCAGCTCCTTGCGCTCTCGCTGGATGATGTCGAGCGAGATGGCCTTGGTATCCTCGACCGTCAGCACCTGACCGAACCACTCCGGGTCCTTGCGGGCGTAGTCCACCAGACGGGCAAAGTGATTGCGACCTCGAGGTGTCGAGATGAAGATGGCCCAGCCGCCGTTCTCGGCGAGGATGGGACGCAGGAACGCCCAGGCATTCGGATCGGCGAGAGCGTACTCGGAGAACACCACCCCCATGGGCGGCGAACCGATCAGGCTGTTGTAGTTGTCCGAGCCTACGACCTGCCAAGTCGAACCGTTCTTGAACCGGATGAACATGTCCTGTTCGCGGGTCGATTCTCGAAGCTCGGGCGGGAATGCAGCGTCGATGCGCCGTCTGCCAGTGTGCGGGTCCACCGCATCCCAAATGGCCTTACGGGACTGGTTCGCCTGGGGAAGCATGTGCCAGATGCCGCCCACTCTGGTCATGGCGCTGACCGCTGCCCAGTGCAGACTCAAGTCGTCCTTCCCGGATCTTCGATGCCAAGAAAGCGCGAGACGCTTACAGCCGCCCTCCAGAGCAGCCCACGCTGGGCTTTGGTAGTGGCGAGGAGCCCAGCCGTTAGCCGGTAGGATTATCGACATCCGAGAACCGCTTCACGACCACCGTCAGACCTACCTCGCCCTTGTGCTCGAGGTCGAGCTTGTCGCCGTACCGCTTGGGCTTGAGCTTCGAGGCCACCCACTTCCGAGCGTCGACCATGATGCGCTTGTGGTTCGCGTCGATGGTCTCATCGTCCGCAATCTCGATGATGCGGTCAGCGTGAGCCTCGGCCTGATCCTCGCGTGCGCGTGCGTATTGTGCCGAAAACTCCGGCTTTTCTTTCAACCACTTACCGATGGTTGACCACACCGGCATCCCGTCATCCCCACAGATAGCCCGCAGGGATTCGCCGGATGCCAGCCGCTCACAGATTCGGTCTGCCAGCTCCTGCGTGTAGATTGACGGTCTGCCTCCTGGCATCACTTCGCCATCAGTTTGCGTGCCGCCATCCCCTTACCGGCTTTCTTGGCCGAGCGACGGGCGGTGTCGAGGGCGATGGCAACGGCCTGCTTCTGCGGGCGACCGGCACGGACCTCGGCTGAGATGTTGCGCGAGATGGTCTTCTGGCTGTATCCCTGCTTGAGCGGCATGGTCACTTCCCCTTGTTGCGGTTGCTGATTGCCTTGGCCTTCGCCCTGGCGTCTTCCTTCGAGTTCGCACCCCATGCCTTCAGGGCGAGGGCGAGGCGTGTCGGCTTGCCGTCCTTCCCGACCATCGGGCCGGGCATGTTTCCCATTCGCGCCAAGAATGATGCGCGGCGCGGGTTATCCCCTGACTTCACCGGGGCCTTGAGGTTCATCCCCTCGGCCTTGGCAGAGCGGCGACCGGCCTCGTTCAGACCGCCCTTCGGGTTCTGCCCTGCCTTGCGCTGCCATGCGGCGGTCTTCATACGACGTTCACGTCTCTCGGCTCCTGCGGTCTACCACCCGGGCCACCCGGTACCGGCGTAGGTGTCGGGCCACCGAGTCCAGCAGCGGCGACACCGGCGGTAGCCCTCGGCGAAAGTCTTGGCACCCTGCCGACGGCTCCTCCCAGAATTGCACCACCTCTCCGGCGACGAAAGCCGAACAGATCCTCGCCTTCCTGG